GCCGAACTGCACGGCGCCCCATTCCTTGCCGGTCGCTGCGCTCTTCGCCGAGTCGCTGATGACGATGCCGCCCCACAGCGTCTTGTCGGCGCCCGATCCGACCGTCGTGATCGCGGTCGCATCGTTGACCACGATCGCATCGGTGACGTCGCCCTCGGCCGGGAAGATCAGCGCAGGACGGGTGGATTCATCGTAGTTCGTGAACTCCTGAACATCGGTGCCGATGGTCGAGGCTTTCCAGCCATCCTGCGGCGTCGAATTGCTCTTGTACGGAGCGACGTACCACGACGCGATCTTCGTGCCATTGCAAAGTGCAACGACGATCGCGTAGATGCGACCCTCTTTGACCACGAGGTTGTGGACCGTGATCGGATCAGCGCCGCGTTCCAAGAACGACGGGCCGCCGACAAAGAGGTTCGTCATGCTGCCACCGATCGCGAGATCGGACTTCAAAACCATCATCCCGCTTTCCGTCTTCTCGTAGCGGTGGGTACGGAAAGCGCGAATGATGTCGCGCAGAAGATGCTTGTTCATGTCACCACCTTTTCTTCGGGCAATGGAACAACGGGATTTTCGCCTTCAGGATCATCGGGCAACCGCAGACGTTACACGTCAGCATCTTGTTGCTCGACACAAACGGACACTGTTTGCAAATCTCAATCTTCTCTTGATACGTCAACCTCTTCGTTTCTTCCGTCATTGCCCTGCCCTCTTGACGAGAACAACGCCAAGAGAGTCGCCCATGCGAATCGAATCCTGCATCGGCGATCCGCGCAGGCTCGTGATGACGTGCCTCTGTCCATCGCGTTCGCGGAACACGCTCGCCGCGCGCTCCGCGACTCCGGCGTTGAAGCGCCGCGGCCCAATGCGCTCGACGACTCCGCCCGGCTTGCCGAGACAGAAGTGGCCGCCCGTGTCGAGCCAGTACGCATAGCGCGATGTCGGCGCGGCATCGGGATCGAATGCCTTGGCCGGCACGAGCAACGACGAGCCCTCGACCGCGCCATAGGGATGGACCTCTCTCGACTTCCAGCCGCCATCAGCCAAGGGATCGGCGCCGGCCATCCAAAACGTCCGGCCGCCGGCAGCAACGAAGAGGCCGCTCGCATCAGACGCCGAGATCGACTCGATCATCGTCGGTGGCGCAGCGAAGCGCAGGTAGTCCTTTGCGCCGTCCCAGAGCGTTGGGCGCAGCGCCTTCGACCATCCGACGTACCGGCCGCTCGCGAACACGAGGCGGCCGTTGTGGATGCGGTAGATCGTTGCCGGCGGCGTTCGGTCGAGCATCAGCGTGTCGAGCCTGAAGCCCTGCGGCGCGCTCGTGATCCTGATCTCGCTCGTTCCCGGCGCGCCCATGCCGGCGCGGTAGAACGTCTCGTTGCCGCCAGTAACGAAGACTTCGACCGCGGCGATCTCGGGGCTCGTCGGCGTCGGGATGCCGGAGACCACGATCCCGCCGCCGGTCGGTACGTCGATTTCGATCGGTTCCTCGGTGCCAGAACGTTCGCCGTACTGGTTGCGGAACGTGAGCACGACTTGGTACGTGCCCTGTCCCAAGCCGCCGCTCGTCACGCTGAGGATCGGCGAGGATGGAACTTCGACGCCCATCTCGCGCGTCGTCGCGTCGCGCATCACCATGCCCTGCCGGGAGCCATCGGACCAAAAGATTCGATCGCTAAGCTCGGCATAGGTGAGTTCGAGAAACGGCGAGAGACCATCGACGAGTTCGGTGATCGCGCCGTTCTCGTCGAGACGATGCAGCTTCCCTCCGGTGACACAGAGCCCGAACGGAAACTGATCGCAGTACAGCGAATGGTACGGCTGATCGTCCACAAGGATTTGACCCTTGCGACGCTTTGCGATTCCCTCCGCGGAGAGATCGATGTTGTCGGCCTCGGCCAGCGCGATGATGCGACCGAAGTTGTCGCGATCGAGCGCGACTTCTTCGGCCATGTTGTTGATGCCGGCAGGCCACCGTCCGAGCTTGACGAGTCCTTTTTCGGGGACCATCACATCCCCCATCCGCGCGTGGGCGCGGGACGCATCTCGAACGCGCGACGCTGACGATCCGCGTTCTCGCGGATGCCGAACGAATCCATGAACGCCGCCTCGCTGGCCTGCGCCTTCTCGGGCCGGTACGTGTCGCTGTCGCGCTTCGAGTAGCAGCGGAACAACACCCAATCGAGAAGTCGCTCGTGATGCTTGGCAGCGATCTCGAAGCGATCCGAGAGGCGTTGCAACGGCCAGATTGGGTAGCGATACACGCTGAGCTGAAACAGCAGCGGATGCTCTGTGCCCTCGTCGTCCGTGTACGTCGTCTGCTTCGGGATCGGATACGTGTTGAGCTTGATCTTTTCCTGCGCGTCGTGCGTCAGGTAGAAAGCCCTCGCTTTCGATTCCTTGCGAGTTCTCCACCGTCCAACGCGACGGAGCCCGTAGTCATCGGTGATTGCGTGACCATCGAGGTATTCCGGCGTGGTGCGTTCGATGGCTTCTTGCGTGTCGCTGTAGCGCACGAAACGCACGTCGAAGATCGACCAATGCAGCGGGTAGAGCGACTGGCCTTCGACGACGGGAAGCTGCGTGAACGAAGAGGTCTCGTCGTAGAGAAGCCGCGCGCGCTCGGCGGCTTCCCGTTGCGCCTCTCGGAAGAACCCGATCAGCTCAGAGTCCGGCCACAGTTGCGATCCCGGCGTGCCGTCCGCCTGTACGGCGTCGTCATCGAGCCGGGACCGAGCAAGCGCGACGGCATCCCTGAGCTGCACGGTCAGGCCGAGAGCGCAACCGCGCCGTCCGTGACTGTGAAGTCGGCGCCGAAGGACGCGATGCCGAGGTCGGTGTCCGTGGCGACCGGCAGGCGATCGGCGGCGATCGTGCCGGTCGTGATCTGCGAAGCGTCGATCTCAACGTCGCCGCCACCACCGACCGGCGTCCCCTGCACGACCTGCGACGAGAAAACCTCGTTCCCCGGCGCGCCAGTGACGAGCGTCGGCCCGAACGGCTGCCAGCCATCGCCGATCGCGGCGTTGAGCTTGGTCGCAAGACCGTCGAGCGTGGTGTCCGAGATGTACTTGACGCAGGTGAGAGCCATGTCAGCTTGCCTCGTTTTGGTACTGTTCCCATGCCGCATCGCGCTCGGCCGCGGTGATCTTCATGCCGGCGATGTCCGAAACCGCCTTGACGTCTGGACGCCCATCCCCGGTGAGAAGCGTCTTCGCCGCGTCGGCGTCCTGCGTCGCGCGCTCGAACACCTTGGCAACCGCGTCGATGATGATGTCGTCCTTCGTGCGGTTCTGGTTGTTCGGCTCCGTCGAGTCGGCTTCCTTCTGCGCTCGTACCTTTTCGCGCGTGCCCTCGGGCGTGGCGCCTTCGAGCATGGCAAGACGATGCAGCGACGGATGGACTTCGACCGGCTCGTTGCCAATGCCGGCTGTGTGTCCGCCAGCCGTGGTCGCGACATACACGACCTGATCGTCCTCGACCGCCTCGAACTTGCGAAATTCCTTCGGACCTTTCATGCGTGACTCCCTGATAGAAGAAGGGCCGCCGAAGCGGCCCCGGAAGTTTACACCGCCGCGTCAGTCCGACAAGCCGTATCGGCTCGCTCCGTGACTGAACTGGCCGCGCTCCTCCATGATGTACGTGAAGAAGATGCGGAACTGGCCGGCAGTCGGCGCATTGCCGACGCCCGTCCAGCGCACCGTGACCCAGAACCCGTTTGCCACGGTGAGCGGAAGCCCCGTGAGCGCGCCGGCCGTGGTCGCCGCGATGTTGAGATCGTTCTTGTAGGCGTTCTCGCTCGACTCGTTGCCGACGTCGAGAACGTCGCTCGTCTCCGAGTTGAACGCGACGATAGGTACGACGTTGCCGGTGATGTCCGTCGCTCCGGCCGGAAGCCAGAAGACGGCGTAGTCATCGCCGCTCGTGAGATCGCTGAAGTTCACATCGACGTAACCCTCGATGCGCTGCTGACGGTCGGCGCTGATGCCGGCCACTCCACCCTTGAAGCTCATGGTTCTCTCCTGCTGTGGCTGATGCGACGGCGGGTTTTACCCCGCCGCCGTGACCATCGGGGATTAGCCGATGAAGTGGTCGATCGTCAGCACGCCGAAGTCCTGCGTGCTCTGATCGTAGATGGAGTAGAACTTCGGCTTGAGCAAGCCGAACATCTTGTCCACGTTGATGCCCCAGAACGAGTCGTACTGGAACAGCTTTTCGACCCAATCCGAGATGTTGAGGTCCGCCATCGCCATCGCCTGCGCGCCAAGCAGCAGCGTGCGGGTTCCGTTGACGTGGCCGCCCGAGCCCCACTTGGAGCCGTCCGCGGCGCCGAGCGTGGTGTAGGCGAGGTTGTGCTGGTAGATCAGCGCGCCGTCGATCATGACGTCGGCGCCCGTGAACCACGGGTTCTGATCGCCGCGCACGCCCGCACTCGTGATCGCGCGCTGGAAGTTGTCGTCCATCTTGAGCGCGGCCATCGTCAGCGGGTGGACGATGATGATGTAGTACTCCTTGTTGTTCGCGATGACCGGCTTGATCCGGTGCGTGCGCGCGTAGGCGATCGCATCGACGATCATCTTGTACTTCGGAACGTAGGTGTTCGCGATCGAACCCGTGCCGTAACCCGAGTCGCCGGGGCCGAGGAGGTTCGTGCCGTTCCACGTCAGGTTGCGCTTCGACGTCGGCGCCGAAACGTCCGAGGCGAACGCGAGGTTCTTGAGCTTCGAGCGCGAAGGGCGCGTCGAGCCGTCGCAGTTGAACTGGAATCCGATGCCCGAGAGAACGAGCACGGCCATCTGATCGACGCGATTCGCCAGCCAGTAGGCCAGCTTGTCCTTCGCGAGTTCGCGAACCGAGAGCACATGGCGCTGGTTCGACATCTTGCCCTTCTCGCGAACGCCGTGGTTCAGGAGGTCGATCGTGATGATCTGCGACGAGGACTGCATCTCCTCCTCGTTGCCCTCGCGCTCGTCGTCTCCCGTGCCGCCGTCCTCGACGAGATCGCTGACGAGGAAGAAGATGCACTGGTCGCCCTTCTCGGTGCGAGTCAGCTCATCGACCGTCTGAACGGGGTTGTTATTGCCGGCGCCCATGAGGCGCTTGATGAACGTCTGATCGCGCCCGGCAATCCACGTCTTGCGGGACCACACGAGCTTTTCTTCGGGGGTTTGCGCAGCGAAGTCGGTGGCCGACATTGCCGGTGCTCCTGATAAGGCTGATGGATACACGAACGGATCGAAGCGTCGATCCTGCGCAGGCGACCCGTGTACCTAGTGGGTCAAGCTCGCCGTGTAAGGCCACAGCCCATTTAACGTCGGAGCAGACGAGGTTGCTTTCTTTCCGCAACCCGATGCCGCATTGCGCGGCTCGGGTGCGGACATTACCGCGATCTTCGCGACTTGTCTAGTCGCGCCTGCCGAAAGATTCGCTGATCTGTTCCGGTGTCATGTCGCGAATCTGCTGGTCGGTCAGCTTCGAGGCAATGATGCGTCCTTTCTCATCGCGGGGCAGGTTGCGCGCACCACTCTTCGCCGTGTGTGGCGGCAGGCGCTCGGACTCCGCGGCGCCACGACGACGCTCTTCCTTGGCGAGCGAGCCACGTTCGGGCCGCTCTTCATCCTTCCCCTTGCCGCCCTTCTCGTTGCGCTTGGAGAATCGCTCGCCGATCTCGGCGCCGGCTTTCGCGATGGCTTCGGCCGCCGACAACCCTTCGCGCATGTAGCGGTCGCGACGGCCGATCACGGCGTCGATCGCGTCCTGATCCTTGTCCTTCGAGTTCGCGTCGAGGAACGGATAGTCCTTGATGACTTCCCGAACTGAGCGTTCGATGGCGGTGCGCTCGGCGCGCTGGCTGGCGGTCTCGGCGGCTTCCTGAGCTTCGCGCGTTGCCTTGCTGATGCGCCGGTTCGCAATTTCGTCGCGCCACGCATCGCGCTCTTCGCGCCACGCCTCCATCGCCGCGTTGTAATCGTCGATCTGATCTTCGATCTCAGCGGCCTTGTCGAACTCGCCATCGGTCAACGCTTTCTTCTTCTGACGGCGAAGCGCGGCAAGGTCGATCGCGTTCGGGCGCTTTGGCTCTTCCGGCTCCGGGTCTTCCACTTCCTCTTCACGAGCGCCGCCGCGGGCCGCTTCGATCGCAAGGCGCCGAGCGCGCTCTTCTTCCAGCTCGCGGCGCGCTTCTTCGGCCGCGCGCTGCGCGTCCTTGCGGCGCTCGTTCTCCTGACGGAAGCGGGAATAGAGCGAGCGGCGTCGATCGCTGCCGGGTTCTCCATCGCCGTCTTCTTCTTCCTGCTGTTCGAGTTCGTCACGCTCCTCGTCGGAGAGCGCGGCGATCTCCTCATCGGTCATTTCGCTCAATCGCTTGTCGGCCATGTTCCTTCCTACGGTAGTTGAATGCCCGGTTTTTCAATGCCCCTATCGGCTCCGATACGAGGAGACGGCGGACCCGGCGGGGTGAGCGGGTCCGTGTTGCTTCGGAATGGTTGTGGCGGCACGGTAGCCGTGGGTGGCGCAGCTTGCGCCAATCCAGCGCCTTCATCAATCCCGACTGCGGGCGCTCCGGGCAGGGAGATGATCGGCGGCCTGTCGCGATCGATGAACCCTGCCGAGCCCAAGATGTTGTCGGCGATGCCGGCGATCTGCGGCAGCGCGGCCACTTCGCCCGCGGCCTGCGTCGCACTGTAGATCGCCGTGACGCCGCTTTGCGTCGCGTCGTTCTGGGCCTTTTGCGTCTGAGCATCGACGAGCTTCTGCTGCGCTTCCTTGAGCGCGGCATCGGCGTTCTTGACGGCGATCTCGGCCTGCGAAACCGGGTCGGGAGGCGCCTGCGATTGCGCTTGTTGAGCGGCCTGTACCGCCTCGATCAGCTCGGACTTGTCCGACACGTTCGAGTAGCGAACCATCCACTCGATCGGGATCGGGTACTCCATGTCCTTCTTCATCTCCTTCAACTGCTGGTACTGCGTGTTGTCGAAGGTAATGGCGATCGGCTGCTCGCTGATGATGACGTCGTAGGTTCCGACCGTGAGATCGTTCAGCACGGAGCCGTCATCTTGCTCCTGATTGACGGCGATTTCTTTCGTCGCGTTGCGCCCAAATTCATCCTTTTCGGTGATGCGGAAAATGCGAGGCCCGGTGTAGTAGTGCTGAATGAACCACAGCATGCGCTCGGCCAGCATGTGCCGTGTGCGCGCAAGATTGTCGAGCGGCACGGCGAGCTTTTGCTGTGCGGCGTACTGCCGCGCTTGGATCGCAACGCCGCTCATGTCTTCGGTGTTGACCGCATCGAGTTCCGCGCTAACGCCCGTCGTGGAGCGCATCGCATCGAGACCGATCTTGATGAACTCCGAGACCGCGCTTGGCATCTGCGGCCCCTGCTCTTGCGTGAATTTCTTTGCTCCATCCTTGAGCGGAATGAAAGCGCCCGGCTTCGAGACCTCATCCTTGAACTGATCGGCAGTCATGCCGTCGAGGTTGCTAACCTCGCCCTGCCACGTCCCTTTCGCCATGTGATTGAAGATCGCGATGCCGGTAGAGAGCCCCTTGTTGACGAGGTTCTGCGGCCAAATCGCACCGTCCACCATGCCGCGCGTGCGGCCCTTGCGGAAATACGGGAAGTACGGAACCACGGTGAAGAACGGCCACGGCGAGTAGTCGTCGTAGAGCACCACGTTGCCGCAGGTGATGAGCCACTTCACGCGGCGCGCCATGCGCTTTGACTTGACCGCGCCGGGGGTCGAGAGAAGTCGATCGACTTCCTCGGGATCGAGACCGTCGATCACCTTCACGTCGCCCGTGTTCACGTACACGATGACGTTGCAACGCTCATACACGAAATACTGACGGTCGATCACGCGATAGCGCGTCGTATCGACGTCCTCCTTGTAGGAGTCGTACCATTGATCTCCCGTCAAGGAATTACCGAAGCGCATGCGGCGACGTTCTTCCGACCATCCGCTGTAGTCGTTGACGTCGCTGCCGTAGTTCTCGACTTTCTCGCGCGCCTCGACCCCGTAATACTGTTCGATCGTATCGGCCGTAGGCCAGCGAGTTAGCGTGACGTCAGCCCAACACGAATTGTCGTATTCGTTCGCATCGGGATCAGGGATGACATCGCACGGATCGAGCTGGCAAATCTCGATGTCGCCACCGATATTGTCGTCGTAACACATGCGGATGTCGAAGTATCCGCGCTGGTCGATCAGGCCATCGGAGAAGACGCCGGTCTCAATCCAATGCAACTTGTTCTGATCGGCGACCTGCATCGCCACTTTCGAGAGCGTGTCGGCCGTAGCGTCGTCGGCCCCGTGTCCGCGAGGACGGAACGAGATGTCCATCCGGTTCGCGATCTGATAGCCGATCGCCGTGTTGATGAGCGGCCTGATCTCGTTCAACTCGACCGGCATGCGGCCGGCGACGCGGAGTGCAGCCTTGTCGTCAACGCGCCACTGTCCGCCCTGCCCCTTGGACTCGCCAAGGTACATCGACTCGTTGATGAGCACCTGATCGCAGTAGTCCGAGTGCCCGCGCATGCGGAGGTACTCGTACCGCGACTGGTTGAGATTCGCGCGCTGGTTGAGCGTTACGGGAAGTCTTTGAAGTACCGCTGACATCACGCCCCCATGCCGGTCCCGCTGCCGCCGGTTGCCATTCCTCGTAGCTTAGCGAAACGATCGAGAATTGTCTTGTCCCGCCGCGACTCGGGCTCCTTGATGTCCACGCCGAACGTGATCGCGAACGAGTCGAACGAGTCGGGAGAACGCAAGCCCCGGAGACGCATCTGCTCCTTGGTTTCGAGACGGTAGCGCCGGGCAGCGTCGCGAAACATCTTGCGTCCCGTCGCATCCGTCTGGAATCGCATGTCGTTCGGCACGTAGGCTTCAGGACTCATCAGCCACTCGCGCGCGAGCCACCACACTTCCGTCCCGCGATTCACGAAGCGCGTATTATCGATGGCCTTCTCGCCGAAGTTGAAGCGATAGACGTTAGGCCGATTCGCGTAGTGAAGGAACTGGTAACAGGCCGTACCTATTCCGCCGACGTCAACAACGATCCCATCGGCCTCGTACTCGTCGGCGAGTTCTCCGACGAGACCAGCCAGCTCCATTCCATCGAGGCCATGCTTGCGGATGATACGTAGCAGAGAGAATCCTTTGCGTATGCTGATCGCGC